ACAGTAATAATAATATAATAATATAATAATATAATAATAATATATTATTATTATATAATATAATATATATACAGAGGCAGACTACTTTATTTTGTACTTACGTTTAGTCTTTGCTATTGTATCACTCTTTAATTCATTGTATAATCGGTCTGGTTGGTTTATTTTTCTTTGGTTTTCATTGAACTCATCAAGAGCTTTTCGTTCCCTTAAATAATCTTCACATGTACTATGACAACCAATATGACGTTTCTCACATTTGTAACAACAATTTATTCTACCATTAAAGCTATTAAATGACATAATTTAACCTTCTTTCAACAACTTATCTTTGTCTCCTATAAACCAAAATAAACCTATACCTACACTGTCAGCTGCGTCATTATTATAAGTCCATCTTTTTCCATATTTTTCAAATACAAACTTTGTTTTTCTAGTGTTTGTAATTTCTATCAACAGGTCTTTTTCGTAGCCTTTTTTTATTAACCATTCTATCATTGGCCATTTTTCTGGTGGAGTATTCCAATTGTTTTCTTTTGGTTTAGAGGTACCAATAACTGCTGCTTTCCAAGCTCTTGTATCTACAGAATAAACAGGAACATTTTGCTTATAACATGTGTCTACTATGACTGAGTTCAATGCTCCTATTCCTTTTATGTAATTCATATTTATGAAACCTTTGCTAAATTGCCTTATTCTTTCAATTATGCAAATGATATTGCCTCTATTTTGTAGCTTAAATAAGATTTGCTCCAATCTTTCTTGCAATGCAAGTCGTTTTAATGTTTTATTGTCAGTGAAAGACAAATCTAAAGAATCTATCTTTTTTATCTTGCCGTCAACTATGACACTTATACCACAACATTGATATGATTGATCTATCCCAATAACAATTTGCTTAATTTTCTTATTTGGTTTTTTGCATAGCCTATTTTTACATTCAACACAATCTTGTGAGATAGCTATCCCTTGTATAGGACATGGTTTGCTCATGCTTATATCCTCCATTTGTAGATGAACTTCTAAGGACTTCTGATACATCTAATTTATTTGATGATAAAATATTCATTAAATATATCTAAGTACATCAGAGGATGAATTTAAGTCTACAGATGTCTATCTATTCCATTAGCTCTAACGTACCATTCGTCTTTATCTTTTGGGGGATGACTTAATTGATACCATGACCTTGCTATAATTAAAGTAACAAAAAATGATATGACATCTAAAAGTAAAGTGAACAATAGTAAAGGAACTATAAACATCATAATTTAACCCTCCCTATGCCAATGTTCCAGCATGCATCTTTCATAGCACACCCTTCACATCTTTTGCAATCAGGACTTGTACAATGCGAAGGACGTTTTACCATTTTCTTATCTTTTAGCAACCTATCATATCTTAGCATTACATCTTCAGCTCTGTCAATATATTCTTCTACTTTTGAAGGATCGTAATCATATATCTTTACTTTGAATTCTTGACTATTTTTGTCATCCATCAAAGTAAACCCTTTATGAATACCGGTAAGATACATATACCATTGAAGTTGCTTTTTACCAGAAGGATGCTCAGATATTTTCTTGAATTGAAAAGTATTCACTGATTTAATTTCTCCAACCATTTTACCAAATCCATCAATCTCACATATAATGTCTGGTGTAAAACTAATATGATATTTTTCATTATATCTTGTAAAGTCTAAATCATTTGCTTTACTAAACCCACCTCTAATAAATAGTCTCTGCCATTTTTCATGAATAGCATTACCTTCTTCAAATATTCTCATCAAACCAACATTGAATTGCTCACCTTGCAATTGCTTATACATCAAAGAGAGGACTTGTTCTCTGACACAGAATTCTTTCTCAGAAACTATAAAAGAACTGGCATGCAAACCAACTCTCTCTTGACAATCTTGTCCTCTTGTCATTACTTGCTTTACAAACTTTGTTTCTTCTTCTATATTCTTTTGCAAGTAAAATAGTTTATTTAGTTCTTTTTCCAATTTTGCATCTTCACTTGACTGGATTTTCGTTCCATTCTTAGTTGCATTATTTTTTATTTCATCTATCAATGACATCTTTCAAATCTCCTATCTTTAATTTTCTTATTTTAAACATTTGACATGTAGGACAATTACAATTTCATTTATCTTTCAACAAAGGTACATCTTCAAAAGTTTCTTCTAACTCTAAAGCAAACTTCAAGTATGTATTAGCTTTATCCATATCTTGTTCAAAATTACCTTTGTATGGAGCTCTTGCTCGATATTTCCATGCATTGATTTTACAATAAGAAATAACCGCTTCTACTCCAAACATAATTATCATTTCATCAATTGTTTCGAAATCACCATGCTTATAATGTTCCGGTTCATTTACAACATCAATCATACTTTGCATATTAAACCTCCTTGTTTAAACTTCTTGTTACTATTCTTTTTATTTGACTATTCTTTATCATACGAGAACAAATAGGACAAGGTTCACAATCTAAAATCTCTTCATTGCCTTCTTCTCCTGCTAAGTAAATAGTTGCACCTATTAACTCTTGCATACCAGCAGAGATAATTGCATTTTGTTCTGCATGAACACTTTCACATAATGAATAGTCACCAGAATTATGAGGCATATTCATCCTTTTACACTTATTAAGATCACAGCAATTTAACTCTCCTCTTGGACTTCCATTATATCCTGTTGAGACAATAACATCATTATTCACTATCACTGCTCCATAATGTCTACGTAAACATGTACTTCTTTTAGAAACAGCTAAAGCAATATTAAGATAGTACTCATCTTTACTTGGCCTATTCATCTTTAAACTCCTTTGGAACTCTTTTACCAAACTCAAGAGCTCTACTTTTCATTAATTCTTTTCTTATTTCTTTTACATCATCAAAACTAACAAAGCCTCTATCAAAGAAGCATGGAATCTCACATTCACCCATAGGATTGCTTACTTTGCTTTTTTGAACTTTGCATTTCATTATGAACCCAACCTTTTCGTTTGTTGCACTGTTCCTAGGGTCTTTGTTTGGTATCTCAATCCATGCTCGTCTTGCTACTTGAATTCTAAGACTACAAGCATGCTTTAACTTTCTACCTCCAGGGGTGTCAGTCTTTTCACCAAACATCATTGCGTTCATTTTATCTCTGACTTGATTTACAAATATCAATGTAGTTCCTGTTACTTCAATTATTTCTTCTATAACAGGTAAGTACTTATTTATTAAGCGGGCTGTTCCTCCTATCCTTTGCTCTTCAATGCTATCTCTATCCGCTGACTTGAGTACTTTCTCTGCATCTTCTTTAGGAACCATGCTCGGTACACTGTCAATACCAATCAAAGGAATACCTGCTTTTGCAAACTTAATAGTCTTATTGAAAGCATCTTCTCCATACCTTGCTCGATATATTAAAAGTTGCTTTGGCCTGTTCCCAAATACTTTAGCTCTCTCTGCATCAAATGTACCTTCTATCGGAATGTCTAAAGCTAATGGATGTAACCCACATAAATGATACATCAATGTAGTTTTGCCAGAACCTTCAGGACCAAATATCTCTATAACTCTGCCTTCAGGAATACCACCTCCAATGATAGCATCAAGGTCCTCAATACCAGTACTCCAACGATTAATTTTCAGGTTAGCACCTTTTGAGCCAATTGAATATATTGACCCTTCTCCTTCTTTTTTGTTGATGTCATTGCATAGTTTAATTATTGCTTCTTTATTTGTCTTTGCCATTTTTTCCTCCTAAAAACAAACTGGGCATTTAGCCCAGTTGCTTCAAACTTATTATTTGGCCAGCTTAGCCGTCTCCAACTCGTCGTTCGTTAGATGATACAATCCAAACTCAGTTGGCATTGCTCTTCCTATTTTTATCCAATTAGGATTAGTTGCGTCAGTACAAAGCTGGCCTTCTGTCGAAAGATATATCTTTTCTTTTCTTCCGCTAGGATATTCAAGATAGTCCACTTCATGAATCTCTTCAAAGTTAACATCGAAATATTTGTATTCATCTTCAATAACACAGATATGCTTTTTCATAATTGCATCCAATTAACTAAGCCTTCAGAATCTCTTTGGTAAACTTTACTAATCATACCTATAATATCTATGTTGTAATAATTAAAGTTTCTTATATGTCATCTGAAGGCTTTCTGTTGTTCATTCTATTTCATAAAGATATTGACTTTCAATTCATTACGTTCAAATTCATCAATAGCATTGAACATGCTAAGTAAAACAATATCTTTGAACTCTTTGTCAATCTCTTCACACTTGAAAAACTCATCAAGACACTCTTCAATTTTGCAAAAGTCTTTATTTTTAGATTCAATAATAAAATCAAGAATAATATTTTTAAGCTTCAGATACATCTTCTCAATTGATTTTTCTTTTAGCATATCACACTTCTTCTGGAACTCTAACCACTTGTCTCTATCATCTTCCATTTCTGCAAACGCATCCATGAACTTTTCTTTCAATGACATCATTTCTTTTTTTTCTCCTTTGCTTTTCTTCTTACAACTTAGTAGTTTTCAACCACATCTTCAATGACCTTTGCAGTAATGCCAACATTCTTTAGTTCTTCAACTCTTGCATTAGCCTGCTCAATAGTATCATATACATTGATACCTGTTTTCCAGCTTCTCTTCGTGTACTTAACCTTTAATCTAAACTTCATTTGTTTTTCCTCCTTTTCTAAGGGTTCGTTTGTTTTAACTTAATTCAATTGTATCAAAGAATTCAGCAAATGTAAATAGTTTTTTTGAAGTTTTACTAATTATTTCTTGCATATAGACTAGAATTATACTTTACAACACGGTCAATGTATACTTTCTTTTTAAAAGTAAGGGCACCTTGCTCTTTTAACAGCTCAACAACCCTCTTGTTGCAATTACGTCCTGCACATCTATCATAGAAGTTGTCAAATGAAGTAAATATGCCACCTCTTTTCTTTTCTTCATAAATGAACTCAGCAGCTTTTTCTCCAACACCTTTAATAGAACTTAAACCTTGCTGAATGATTCTTTCTCCATCTAATTTTCTAAGTGAAGTTCTAGGTTGTGAATAGTTTACATGAGGTAAGAATATCACTGAACCATCAGCACTTGCTTTTGAACAAAACTTAGCAAACTCTCCATCATCTTTTGCATATCTTAATTTACTAAACCAATACTCATTAGGATAATGAACTTTGTAGAACATTTCTTCTACACTAATAAGAGAATAGCCTGTTGCATGACCTTTATTAAAAGTGTAACATGTCATTTCGTCAAATAGCTTCTCAGCTTCTTCATATGACATTCCGCTTTTTTCTTTTAAGCCTTTAGAAAACTTTGACAAAAGTTCTTGACGATACTTTTCTTGCAATCTTAACATTTTCTCTGTCGTGTTTCCGCCTTTCATGAACTTCATGATTTTGTCCGCATCCTGCCAATCCATTCCAGCCATATACACACAAATTCGTTGTACCTGTTCCTGATAGATAATTGTGCCATATGATTCTTTTGTCAACTCATACCATGGAGAACTTTTTGCTTCTTCTATGTTTGTCTTATTCTCCGCATATATGCTTGGCATACCTAAACTTAATGGGCCAGGTCTATTCATTGATGAAGCTGCAATAACATCATTAAAACTATCACAATGAATATTACTTAAGATATCTCTCGCAGTCCTCTTTTCAAATTGAAAAATTCCATCACAACGACCTTCTCTAAATGCTTTAATTACTTCATCATCATTAACTGCTTCTGCATAATCAACATCAACACCTGTAACTTCTCGCAAATCACCAATTGACTCCATCGTCTTTAAGCCAAGAATATCAAACTTAATTATATTAATGCTTTCAATATCAATTAAGTCATAGTTTGTAAACACATCACCATTCTTATCAATTCTTAAAGCCACATAGTCTAATAAGTTACCTCCTGTTATTGCAACACCAGCTGCATGAGTACCAATGAATCTTACTTTCTTAAATAGCTTCGAAAAATGAATAAGTATATTATCATATTGCTTATTATACATCTTACCTTCTGCGCAAGAATTAAGACCTTTTTCATCAAGTCTTTCATCAACCATATATTGCTTAATTAATTGTTTTATTCTTGCAACTTCAGCTTTATCAACTTTCTTATGACCATCATCATCAACATATCCAAGACCACAAACTTTTGCTAAGTCATTGACTAAATTGTCTATCTTGTACAAGCCATAAGAACAAATTCTTGCTGCATGACCTTCATACTTTTTACATAAGTACTCAATTACTTCATGTCGTCTTGATGTTTGAAAGTCCAAGTCAATATCTGGAAAACTCTTCTTGTCTTTTCTAAGGAATCGTCTAAAGTCAAGGTCAAACATTAAGCTATCAACCTCAGAAATTCTAAGAGCATATGCAACCAAAGAGTTACAAACAGAACCTCGTCCTGGGCCTACAGCAATTCCTTTGTCTTTTGCCCAATTAACATAGTCGGCAACAATAAGAAAGTAATCTTCAAATCCGTGATATTTTATCACCTCAAGTTCTTTCTTACATCTTTTAATATACTTATCATTAAGTTTGCCTCGCTCCTTTAGACCTTCTTTTACTTTCTTGACAAGTATCTTAAAACTATCCTGCCCTTTAGCAACATCAACCTTTGGCAATTTCAAATCCAGCTTCGATAGATAATCATCTTCACATTTTGATTCTATCTCTTCAAGATTCCTAATCATTTCTTTTGCTAACTTCTTTGTCTTAACTTCACCAAAATCATGCTTATGCATCTTATAGAAACGTTTTTCTAATTCTCCAGGTTTTGGCATATATCTTTCACCATAAGTTTCTTTAATATCTTCAAAATGATGGTTAGCAATTTCATGCATTTTCATATATGTTGGTAAGTCTTCTTTTTTACCTCTATGAGAATCAGAAGTAAGTATAAGTTTGATACCTAACTTCTTTGCTAATTTAATTGACCAAACATTTACTTTTTCCTGAAGACCAGCTTCACTGACTTTATAAGGTTGAACTTCAATATAAAAGTCATCACCAAATATTTCCTGCATCTTTTCTAAGTACTTCTCAGCTTGCTTTAGTTTATCATTCGCTATACATTTAGCTAAATAACCAGCAACACAAGCAGATGTACATATAAGTCCTTCATGATATTTCTCAAGAATCTTAAAGTCCCAAATAGGATTGTAATATTTTTGCTTTTCACCTTCATATTGAACTCTATTCAAATTGCCATATCCTTTTAGGTCTTTAGCAATCAAGCAAAGATGGTAACCTCTTGTTTTTTCTTTCCACTTTGGTAAAAAGTATCCTTCAACTCCCAAGATAGACTTTATGCCTACTTCTTTGCATGCCTGCCACGTTTGAATTAATCCATTTGTGTTGCCATGATTTGTTGTACATAAGCTTGTATAACCATATTCTTTGCAAAGCTCTGCTAATTCATTTGCTTTGCCAAAACCGTCAAATGTAGAAAACTCATCATGCCTATGCAAATCAAACATTTATTTCTCCCTCTTATCTTTTTCGTATAGATGTAACGAACCTGATATATGAGTATATGTTCCTAATTCAACATCAAGCTGCATTGCTATATAAATCTGAAGAGCAGTAAAGTTAAACACATCATATGGAAAACCAAGCCATAAATCATTAGACCTCATGTAAGTTGTCATATACAATTTTCCATCTCTGATAAAGAACTGCAAACACACTGTGCAATTCAAATCATCAGTCGGATTTTCAAATGTGTTTCTTGGCTCTTTAATATGAATAACAGCTTGCCTTGACTCAGGACTTTCCTTCAACACTCTCAAAACATATTCAAGTTGATTAAACCCATACTTCTCTTTGATGCACCAACCATAGTTGCTATTGACACAACCTTTTTCATCAGCTATTTTCTTCCAAAATCCTGAAAATTTGTCAATACCTTTACATGTATTCTTAGCTGAGATATACCAAAGCATTTCACCTAATGCATACCTTATTGACATCTTTCGTTTATCACTTGTCAAAACACATCTTGTCGGATCTTCAATAACTGAAATAGCATTTATTACTTCTCCGACAACATTGCCTGCTCTACTTTCATGAACTTCATTCATGTTACTTAGCAATTCATACCACTTTTCAAACACTTCATTGACATCTTTTCCTTTTATCATTTCGTTTACTATCATTTCTTATTCCTCTTTAACATAGCTCATTATTCTATTACTTAGAACACTTCCTGACATATAAGGCTCAACTAATGTTTTTCTAAACTCTTGCATGTCATTCTCAACTACTTCTTTATGTTTGTTTGCATAGTCAATAATAAACTTCAAATCTTCTGTTGACTCTACAACATACTTATTTAAAAGATTATTACCAAGCAAGTCAACATTATAGTCTTTATGAAATATTGGTAATGTATCATTTAAAATAGCTTCAAGATATTTGGCTGTACACCACCCATTCTTAATTGGAATTAAAAGCATATAATAAGCTTTTCTAATAACTTTTATCATCTCATCAAAATTCACTTCACCATAATAAGCACCATTCTTCAGAAAGCTTATATCTTCTTCTGTTAGCCTTCCATATACATCACAACTAATGTCATCTAGAATCTCGCCAGCAATCTTAGATCGATCATATTCTTTTCCGGATGTATTTGCTACCAAAAGCAATCCTTCAGCTTTTCTATCACTATAATAGAATGATTCTTCATAGCAAGCTGATGTTTGAATTGGCTCATACACCATGTCAACAACTTGATGTTTAAAAGTTATACATCCTTTTGTCTGAGTAAGTATAATGTCAGGAACTCTTGTTAGCCTATTATCGTCATTCATTGACTGAATGCAACGAGGATCTTCAGCAATTAAAATAAACTTTTTTGTTTTTGCTTCATTGATTATCTTAATGAACCGTTCATCTTTTTCATATTCACCCAGCCCAGCAATAATTATCAATGCATCTAAATCATTTAAGACATTCAGTGACTTAACATCATTTTGACTAAAGTCAATAACATTATCAAAAATCTCTGAGCCTATGTTATTGCTAACTAAAAAGAATGTATCATCTTTATTATTATCAAACAACAATTTCATTAATTTATACAAATAAACATTGCCATTTGTATTTGACCTTTGAACTTCATCAGTCATTCTATCAAAAATCACTTTTTGACCATATTTCCCTATTAAGACTTTCATCGCTGTGCTTTCCTCAATTGCTCAACCATCTTTTCAACAGTTAACTTAATACCGTCTTCAAATGAATGCTTTGCTTTCCAGCCATACACTGTTTCAACTTTTGTCATGTCCATACATGTGCATTTATTAACTTCATCAAATAATACTTTGTCTTTTATTCGATGCTTGCCATCATAAATTGCCGGCATCTTTTCCCAAAAGCTTTCTTCATCAATATAAATAGGCTCAATACTTTCTTTACCCATGCACTTCTTAACAAAATTAAGCTGCTCTATGATTGAATGACTTTCACCTGTGCCTACATTTAAAATTTCAAAAGATGCATTTGATGTATTCATAACTAGAAACGCAAAGTCAACCAAATCACGAACATATATAAAGTCTCTACTTTGCAACCCATTTCCATAGATTGTTGGTTGTTCATTATGAAACAACTTCTTAATAAACGCTCCTGTAACTGGAGGATACTTCCTATGAATGTCCATACCTTCTCCATATACATTAGCAAATCTAAATATTGTTGTTGGCATACCATAAGTTGCATTAAAAGACCTGCATAATTCTTCAGCCATTAACTTACTAGTTGGATATAACAAAGTTGTGTTTAAAGCTATGTCTTCACTCATAGGCTTTTCAACAACATTCTCATACACTGCATTAGTTGAAGACAAAAAGAATCGTTTAACTCCATACATTCTACTTAGCTCTAGCATATTCATTGTGCCTTGAACATTTGACCTTAAACAAGCTTCTTTATTCATTTGACAATCTGGCAAAGGAGCAATGCCAGCAATATTAAACACATAATCAAAATTATACTTTTCAAAAATATAACTTAAATTATTAGCAACATCATCTTGATAAAAATCAATTTTCCTTGAAATATCTTCATCATCAATAATCATATTGTCTTCATTACCATAAGACATATTGTCAACAACAACAACTTTATTCCCTGCATCAAGAAGTCGTTTTACAAGTCTTGAACCAACAAAACCTTTTCCTCCTGTTACAAGAACTATGCTACTTTCGTTTTTCATTTTCCAAAATCCTTTCCCTCAACTCTGTCGAAGACAAATTATGTTTACGTTTGTTATACTTAATTTCAATTCCTAAGTCTGAGCATGTTTGCTTTCCAGTAAAATCTCTGCCAATATAGTCTTCACCAACAAACCTAATGTCAATTGGTAATGACCTAAGCGCTAAGTCCAAATCATCTTCTCCAGACAAAGGAATTATTTCGTCAACAGACCTATGACATCTAAGTTGAGCATAGCGTTCAAACAAAGATTGAATTGGTTTATTTTTCTCTGGCCTATCAATTGTTGGGTCACTGATTAAACCTACATAAAGATAATCACAATACATTTTGCACTCATCAAACATAATCATATGCCCAGCATGCATTAAATCTCCAACAACAGAAGTAAAACCAATAATAATCTTTGAATTGCTTTTTGCTTTTTTACTTTGTTCTAAACAATTCTTCATGCTCAGCCATCACCCTTCTTGCAAAATTAGCAACCTTATCCTTATCATCTTTATATCTTGTCAAACGAAGAATCCACATAACCTCAAGAATGACAACTTCATCAAGTAACTTTTTGCTTTCAAGAAATTCATCAAGAATAACTTTCATACTTCTATTATTTTTGCTAGAGATACCAAACTCATACTCATACCCATCTAATGACATTCTAAGTTTTGCAAAATCTAAGAGATATGATGAAGCATTAGGTTTAAATTGTGGGTCAATGAAACATAATCTTTCAGAGTTATCTTCTTTAATGATATTACACAAAGTCATATCACCATGAGAAAATGATGCTTTATTAGTAATTGACTTTTCATGTTTCATCAATGCTTTAATACATTCATCAATCTCCTTATCTATTTCTGCATGAAAACCTTTATGCTTTGCTAATGAATTAAGATGCTTTGTCAAATCAAAACTTGGATACTTCTTAAGTGAAAAACCATATATAGTATAAATCAAATCAATTAAAGTTAACTCATCTAAGCAATCACAAAGTAATTGACCACCAATGTATTCCATATACACACTGTCATAAACTGCAGAAATAATTCTTGGTGCATTTAACAAATTTGCATTTGCTTCCATCCAATCTTCTAGCATTTCTACTTCTTCATGATTTTTCATGTCTTTCTTAACAATATTGCCTAGTCTAATAACTCTTTGACCTGACCCGCCTTTTAGTTCTCCAAATGATTCATTCATAAACTGAGATAAACTTATACCTTTATCATCAATGTACAAATCACCCAAAGGTTTGCCAAAGAATAATTCATCATAATGAACATCATTGCGTCTTAGCCATTCAATCAAAATTTGCTCATTCTTCTCTTTGATACGATCAAGATTGCCTTCACATGAAATTGCTCCTCTTGCTGTAAACAAAACAATTTCATAACCTAAATCATCATGTAAATGATTTATCTTCTCAATAACTTTTGGCATTGGTTCTGCATATAAGTAACCATTTACTCGTCCATTCTTGCAAATTGTATCATCAACATCAAACACCAATCTTGGAACTTTATTTTTCATTTTCAATCTCCTTTACTTTATTCAAGATAGTTGCCAAACACTTCAGTTCATCCTCTGATGTATCAACTTTTATTACATTAGAAAATATACTTCTATGCTTCAAAGTGTACTCAAAAAACGATTTAACTTCTTCTATGTTTGATAACTCTTTAGGCAGCTCCTCATTCGCTTTTCTAAGCCTATCTTTTATCACGTCAACAGGAGCATGGCAATATACAACCAAAACATTATAATCTTCTTCTGCTAAAAATTCAATATGATTATAATAATCAAACCTATTTCTACAAAAATAATGATTAAATACTTTTGAAGAAGTAGTGAACCTGTCAAGAACAACATACTTAAAATCTGTGACCTTATTAAAAGCATTTAATAAAGTTGTTTTTCCTGACTTGTCAACTCCTTCAAATATAATTAGAATTGGTTTACTTGCCATTTTTGATTCTCCCGCTAAACACTCCAAGTTTACGTTCGACTTGCTTCATAATATCTTCTGATGTAAAACCTGAAAACATTACAATGTTCATAAGAACAATCATACAGTCAGCTAATTCATCAAGTTTCTTTTCTCTTTCATACTTAGCATTTCTAAAGCTCTTCCACCTTTTATCAGCCTCAAGAACCTCACCAATCTCTGACATAAGCTGCTGAATATGATATGAAAACAACCCAACATCATCTCGAGGCAATTCATCACTAATAAGATTAGCAAACCTATCATATGAGCCATTTCTAATAAGCTTCTTCTGATTCTTCATTTGCTCATTGAACATTTCTTCAAAAGTTTTCATTAGTCTTCATCCTCCCACTCATCATCATCTTCACTACCCCAGTCATCCTGAGCTTCATCATATTCTTCAAGAAGATTAATATAATATCTTGCATTCTTTTTAGGTTTAGCTTCTATCTCTCTTTCTTTACAAAGCTTAAATAATTCTTTTGGTGACATATCTTCATAAGATTCTTCATCATCATCAAATTCTTCATCATCAAATGTATCGTCTTCGTCTTCATCATATTCTTCATGCTTCTTTGACTTAGCTTTTGTTTTCTTAGACTTCTTATCTTCAACTTCATAATCATCATCTTCCATCTCTTCACCATCATCAAACGGAAATGCTTTATCAAGAATCTTAAGAATACCTTTTTCACTGAAAGCTTTAGCTTTATCATTTCTAAATTTATTCTTATCCATAGGCACTACAGAAAATGTCTTGTTCTGTTGCTTACCTACCTGAGTAATAACGTAATCTCTATCACAAAGTGTACCATAAGTTTCATACATTGCCATGAGAGCAGGAATAGGACTACAATTATTAACAGGAAACATGAAAAGTTGAACTTCTTTTGCTTCGTAGTTCCAAACAGACCAAATATATTGCGATCTTGTTCTTACACTATCTTCATCTTCACAATATGGGCAATTTCTACCAAAAACTTCCTGACACGGAACATTTATTCCAGCTTCAAAATTATCATGAAACTTTACCTCCATACCATCATCCATGTCAGTCAAGAACCTAACTCTAAGTTTACTTCCATCCCTGAAGTAGATTAGTTTTCTTTTGTTTGAACCTGACCTCTTTACATCATTCTTAATCTTACTTAAAAGTCCGTTAGCCATTAGTTGTTTACCTCCTTAAACTTTTTCATTGTTTTATTAAACATTTTATTAAAACTATAATAAGTCATATCACCAGGATCTTTTATGCCTTTTAGATATGACCAACGAATAACATTTTGTTCTCCAAATATCTTTCTTAGATACTTTGTTCCTTTTCTTCCACACTCGTCATTATCTAATGCACTTATAATTTTCTTTATTCCTTTTTGCTTTAACTTCTTTTCTTGCTCAATTGACATTTTCCAGCCAAGAATTGCAACTACATTTTCCTCACCATATTGAACAAACTTTAATCTATCCATATAGCCTTCAACAACAATTACATAATCCTTTGAGCCATAATTTCCTACTAAAGTTGTTGCACGACGAAAACCTTCATTATATAAGTATTTTCGTTTCTTAGCTAAGTTAGGGTCCATAGTTCGACAAACCCAGCCTTTGAATTTGCCATTGTCTAACATAGGAAAAATTAGCTCATAAGAATCATTATACGTTATCTTTGCTCCAGCTTTGTTCAATGTACTTGGCTCAAAACCTCTACTTTTCATATAATCTCGAGCTTTTATTATCTCACCTTCGATGATCTTATGTGACGTCCAGAGGACTTTTGACAATCCATAATAATAATCATATGCAATTAAGTAAAGTTGTCTCTGAGGCTTGTCTCGTGCCTTCTGATAACGTCTTAGCTTAATGTTACTAACTTTATCATCTTTTAGAATTTTCAAATACTTTTGATATGATTGTAAATCATTAAGGTTGTTATACTTTGCTTCCATCAATTGAACAAATTTTCTAGCATTACCGCTTAACTGACAACCAAAGCAAAACCACCTTCCTTCTTCTAAGTCAATCAACATAGAAGGATTCACATCTTCATGAAAAGGACAAATTATCTTCTTATCAGAAAAAGTATTTAGCAAACCGTAATAAGTCAATACTTTAGCAAGATTCTCTCCTTCATTATTCATTTTCTTGTCTTCTAACTGTCCAATATGGATTATACTTTTTGACTTCATAACAACCTGAAATATCTTTCTTTGAAATCTCTCCTAAGTCATGCAAATTATTTAAAACATTTTCATTTACAGACATATCAACTTCAAGAAACGATTTAAATATCTTAGGGTCAACATTACATTCTTTCAAATACTTAACTAAACCTTCCATATCAAATATGAAATATTTCTTTTGAATAACTTTGTCCCTAACTTTCTTTTTCTTGCTAAGTTTCTTAAACAATTTATTAGTATTCCAGATAATTACTTTCTTTTGAATCTTTTTAACATTTAGAACTACTCTATCATTATGAAACTCGCCTGCAAATTTATCTTCTTCAACATTGTGTTCATCCATGTATTGATAGAACATTTTCTTTGCTTGCTCAAATTGCTCATCCCATTGCTTCTTTCTTTGCTGCATATAATAGAAATGCACTACGTCTGAAGCCAACTTATCATTCTCTTTTTGCTTTTCTTTTTCTGCAGCTTTACTTTTCATTCTCAACTTTTCTACTTGATTCTTGTCCATCTTCTTTAAACCCTTTCAAAAGATTATACACTCCTCTTGGCCAACGTGAACCTGTCTTAACCCAAACAACAGAACTATACTTTACTAAGTATTCTTTGCCATAATTAGTTACACATTTTAGCATACGATCTTTAGATGATTTTCTAATCACTTTTGCAGACTTAACTTTCTCATTTTCATCCACATAAAATGCAATAATAGTTCCTTTTTGAATTTTGCTAATGTACATTTCTTTTGCTTCACAATTATGCTCATTCTTTGAATCTTCATTCTTTTCTAACTCTGTTGAAACAAGCATATCAACTAAATCTAACTTCTTAGCATTAGCATACCTACTAAGCCCTCGTTCCTTACATACTTTTCTAAGCTGAGGAACAGTCATTTCTAAATACTTTTCTTTAGCGGTCATCTTAACCTCCTTTTAATTTTATAATTTAAATGTAACTAACAACTTACTTTTTGTACGAATGTAACGAAACTATTAATAAAGAGCATCCATTTCAAACAATTTACTGTCAATGACAGCTGTGATTCCATTGGCATATAGTCTTATTTTATCAAACAACTCCCAATCATTATCTTCTCTTGCTTCAGCTGAAACTTCACTAAAAATTTTAGTAAGCCCATTACGAATTGCTATAAGCTGCTCTGCATCTTTTTCTTCAAGACTAAGAATCTCAGAAATCTTATTCATTGAATCTCTAGATATTGTGTACTTATCAATCTTAACTTCCATTAACTTAACAGTTATCTTAACAATTTCTGTTGATGAAAACTCTGCAAACTTCATTTTTGTTTCCTCCTCTGAGAACTACATTTGTTTTAACTTGATTTTATTATATCAAAGATTGATGCATTTGTAAATAGATATTTAAAAAAAGTTTATTTTTGCTTATTTACAAAAATAGCCCAGTGTTAAACTGAGCTAAACAACTTTATTAAAGAAAACTATCTTCATGTATACATTTCTTATATACTTCTTCAATTATCTCTATCGAAATAATAGCTTTATCATTTTCAAACTCTGGATGTTTGTCACAATACAGCTTATATGCTTTTATGTCGTTTAATACTTCATTAAAGAACTCATTGCTGTGTCGTTCATTTTTTCTCACTTCGTCTGCAAAACGAAGAATTCTTCTTCGTGCTCCAATAGCTCTATTCTTTTCATCATTAGCTTCATTCTTTTCTAAACGATCTTTTAGCTTATCAACTTTCTTTTCTAAACGATCTTGATTGTCTAACATCTCTTTATTCATTGCTTCACCAAGCTTCTCCAACAACCATAGCCAGGGTTTGTATCTTTGACTAAGAGCTTGTACTAATGAAACTACTATTATAGCTACTATACCTGAAACCCAAGCAACATCTTTTAGTTGCAAAAGTGACACTATATTGCTATCCATGACTAGCACCTCTTTAAGTTTGTAGACTTTTTTGCATTTACATCCATCATCTAACTTCTAATTCCTTTCTTAAACTGACCAACACGAACAAGAATTTCATTATCATCAGTTAACACAACTTTTTCAAAACTATTAGCACCAAGAACTTTATTATATACAACCAAAACAACACCTTGATTGTTAAGGTTTACAATAGCAAAATAATCACCTACAGCAAACTCACTAGTTATAGTTGTTGGAAGTGTGTCTCTGCCTAAAAAAGTTTGAACTCTTAACCCATTTACAAAAACTTCAGCAAGATCTAATTTTTTCGAAATATCAAAACCAGTCGGTTTAAAACTTATGTAGGGGTCTGAAGATGAAGATTGTCCTTTAAACTTTTTTTCAACAACATTTATATATCCATCAACATTAAGTTCTTTTGTCAAAGTTGACATCCAAGCATCAAATGCACTTTTTTGCTTAGCAAACCAAGTATTCATCTGAGACATCATGCTTTGTTCATCATTTTGCATTTTCTCAATTGCTTCATTATATGCTTGACTATATTGAAGAAACAAATCAGCGGTGCTAATCTGGTTAACTAAACCAGTTACCCAACCACAAACATTATTGTCACTTCTTGTATCAGTGATTACACTTTGTGAAATTGCACTTACACTTGCACCAACAAAAACTTCTGCAATCTTTAGGTCAAACACAAGGCTATTTCTTTCAACTTTAGGAGCAGTTGGACTAGAAGCTGGAGTACCTTTTACAACGATAATATTAGTTACTCTATTTCCGAAATCAAATCGTATTACTATGTTGTCTTTTCTATTTAGTAAGCCATCCGGTAAGTCAATATTTAAAGTTTCATTAGCATCACTTTCAAACCAAAAACCTTTTACAAATGCTTTGCCTGTTCCAACATTTACTGAAAATCCTGTGTTAGCTGTAACTACGAACTTATTCAACAAATGAGCAAACACACCATTACCAATGAAGTTTGAAAAGTATGCTGCGAACTGCTCTGCTAAATAAACTCTGTCAAACTTGCCTTGACTGTCAAGCTTAGCATTAAAAAATCCACTTGTCTGAGCCATAATAATAACCTCCTCATTTTAACATAGTTTTTACTTTCTCAAGAATAGTAGGTTTAGAAAAACCAAATGTCAACACCAATTCATATTTGTCACTCCATGCTTCCTCAACATTAGTTACTTGTGCATTCACTCTAACACCCAATTCTCTATCAATAACAGTCACTATATCACCCAAGAAATAATCTTTGCCATATTCATAGTTTACATCGCCAATTACTCTTAACTTACTGTCAAATGTTTCAACTATTGCTCTCTCTGCTAGTCGCTCTTCTCCTCTTTGACTTAACGTTTCGTTATATTCTTTCTCTGTTAACGTTTTTGTGTTTCCTTCTTCATCTTGACTTTCACTTTGAACATCTCTTGCATCAATATATATCTCTCTTCTTTCCAAACCATTAACATCTTTTTGACCAACAATTAACCAACTTCTTGAATAGCCAGTTCCTTCACCTGCAACAAAGCCTATATTCTTATAATCTTGATCACTTGTATAATAGTTTGAGCTAATCACATCTTCCATATTTGAATCAAACACAACAGGGTCATTCCCATCCTTATTGTCAATTGAACAATCACGACCTTTATAAACTTGAAATAGCATTCGTTGCATTGCTGGTTCAAATCTCAATCTAAAGCCAAGATTATTATTTTGAGCTAACTCAACTAATGCTTCATATACTTCATCACCAGTTCTTTGAAATGCACTCAATATACCAGAAGAAAAACTATAGTCAATAACAATCCATGGCATAATTCTATATTGCATGTTTGAATCAATTTGATTTTGTGTTAAGCTAACAAAATTAAAGTCAACCATCTTTTGCATACTTAACGCAATATCATCATTTTCTTGTGCATAAAATGTACCCCATAATATTCGTCTTGTCAATAGACATTCAATAGTCCTACCTTTCACATCAAATATTCTTGTGAAATCTTCTTCAACTTGAGGATTAACTATCTCTATTAAACCAGCTGTATTACCTCCAAGCCAAACTATGTTTCCTTTCTTAAGACACTCACTATTCTTATCATTTACTGGAGCCCACATTTCAAATGTTGAACTACCTATATATGCTTCACCCCATTGCAAGCTTTTATAATCATCAACTTCAGCTATTGCTTCAAACTTGTCATTTGTAACTTCAAAGATTATAGGTGTAGCTGTTTTCGTTAGTAACATTCCTCCACCTCCAAATAGCCATTTCTAAACACAATTGATATTTGCAAATTATCAACACCAGAGTCTGCGTCATATTGAAATACATTATCACCTGTAGCAAGTTGAAACCATGTCGAATTGAAGTCTCTATACTTAAAGTAATTTTTCCATTCTCCAAATTCTACTTTTCCATAAATATGCTTTGAACCAATAGTTGTTTCAATCTCAACTTCTTCATTATGTTCAAGATTTTTATTTATTTTAAAGAACTCCTGTGTATTAATATTTGTTATGACTGGATTAAGTACACCGTTCGTTGCTTTCATTCTTATATTCATTCCAACAGGTACTGAACCTGTGTTAGTTATAAGTATTAGTTTATTTTTCTCCTTAGCACCAAAGACAATTGTTGGTTTATCATGCTTTTGCTTAGGGTCATCACTATCTTTCAAGTCTTCATGATTTATAATCAAAGGAAAATGAAATGTTGGCTCAAATCTACTACTTAATATAGAAGAACTATTTAAGTCAAAAAACAAAGGATTTGCTGCAGTACCTGAAATCTTGAACTTAGCTACTACTTCGTTATTATCTTTTTGCTCTTCACGTGAATATTGAATTGAAGTTTCTGGACTAAAAATCAAGTACTTATTCTTATATTCAATTTGAATTTCTTCTTGAGGATTAACAAACGAATTTAATTTTGCCTTCCTTTTAGTCATCACATCTTCATTCTCAGCAACAATCCAACCTACAATAGAAACCGGTCTTGTCTCTAAACTTGTACTTGCTACATACACACCAACCTGCTTAGCAAATTTGTATGTGTACTGGGAGCCTTGCACTGACCCCCAGTCAACATAATTTAACACATAGTCTACAGTTTCTTCACGAGCAATAGGAAGTTCTACTCCCGATGTCAAATTCTTCAACACAATTTTTTCTATCATCCTATTCCTCCTTTAAAAACCTTCTGCCATATCTTGTTTAACTTTCTTCATTTGACGAGCTGCTTCAATTTCATCAATTGCTTTCGGGCTATTGAATACAAATGTATCTCCACCATTATTAGTAATATTGCCAGCTCCACCTTGTTTGAATCCTCCTCTATTAGGATTATTAAACCCTCCTGCAGGCACATATCCTCCTTCTACAAGATGAATTGTATTTATAGTTGTTGACAATTCACTTAAAGTAATTGACATCCTCTGAAGCCCTTCTATGAACTTAGACTCAAACGTCTCAAACCATTCACCAAACTCTCCAAACAATTCTTTAAATCCATTTACAAATTCAGAAAGATTTACTTTATCATCAAATGCATTAAAGTTTAAGCTTACATCATCAATAGCATCTTGCATATCATGCTCCGCCTTAGGCATTGCATTTTTAACACCCTCAGCAATACCAGCAGGAATCCAATAACCTACCTCATCTGAGAAAACTTTTGAAGGTGATTTAATCTTTAACTTTTTCTTTGTATTGCTTACTAAGCTATCACACAAGCTATTAATATACTTGAATAATGCAGGTTGATTTGTATTAATACCTGACTTGATACCATCAACCAAATTCTTACCAACAGCTATTGCATCACTTTTAATTACATTACCATATTTTTTCATGTTCTTAGCATAAGTATCATATAGCTTGTTTAAATCGTTTGTAGCTGTAGTCATCAAATTATTCATTTCTTTTTGATATGTAGTTATGTCAATAGCTTGTCTTGCTTGTTCATTCGCAGCAGCATATTTCTGAGACTGAAGTTTAATGAATTCATCCCACTGAGCATTTGTCATTTCACCAAGAACTTTAACATCTGCTAAGCTATCATAACCTGCAGAACGAAGATCTTCCATGAACTGACTTGCCCAAGATTGTCCTTTGACTTTTCCTTCAATTTTTCCAATCTCTGTGTTCCATTCTTGCATCGCGTCAACTTGAGCTTTTGCATTAGCAATAATGCTTTCAGTTGTATTTTTTGTTGTTGATTCAAATGAATTAAAAGGATTCATTGCACTGAATAACTTATTTCTTTCTTCAGCAACTGCATTAGTATATTCTGACATTACTTCATTAACTTGTTTTGTCAAATTATTTTTGATTGCATTTACTTCTTCGTTATATTGCTCCGTCAATTTCTTTTGCTGCTTCATACTTTCTTTTCTTGCTTTTGTCTCAGCTTTCAAAGCATTCTTTCTAACATTAGAATTCTTCTTGACTAACTTAGTCCATTTATTAGAACCTTGCTTAAGTTTTTCAAGACCTTTAATATGACTATTAAGATAATCATAATATACTTGCTTAGCATATTTATTTGCAGCTTTCTTATCAGCTTTATAACTATTGTTATATGCTTTATCATTTTTCTTAGCTTGAGCAATTGCTTTTTCTTGTTCTTCTACCATTGAACTCCATGCAGAATTAAAGCCATTTTTTGTAGCTTCTTGCAATTCATCAATATTAGAACCAAACGCAGACTTAATAGCTGTCCAACTTCTTTGAGCAACCGACACACCTGCATTCACTACATCTTTCACAGAAGAACTATCTTGCACTCCTTGTGCAATACCTTGCGTTATTGGTTTACCAACTTCATTAGCAAAAACTTGTGAAGGAGAGTGAATGCCTAATGCATTTTTGATACCTTTAAGAATAGACTTACCTAAACCTTTAAATTTAGCAACAGCCCATCCTACCATTCCTGAAGCACCATTCCAAAGACCTTTTACAATATTAGCACCAATGCTTCCTAAATTCCCAGGAATTGACCTCAAACCATTTATAAGTTTGCTACCAAAATCTCTTGCTGCTTTTGCTCCTTTTGCAGCTAAGCTTGAAGCAAAAGATGCAGCTTTTGAAATTGCACTTCTTAGTATTCCCCATAGCCTTCCAGGGAGTGACTTAATTCTATCAACAACATTACTTAAGAATTTACTTCCTGCTTGCTTTGCTTTGCTTGTCATGTTTGAAACAAAAGTTGATGCTTTGCTAATTGTATTCTTTAGCCAAGTCCATACTTTACTTGGAAGTTGTTTAATGAAATTTATTAAGTTATTTACGAAATTGGTTCCTGTTTGTTTAGCCTTTCGAACCATTTGAGTAGCCCAAGTTGTAACTATATTTATTGTATTAGTAAGCCATGTCAAGATTTTGCCAGGCAATTGCTTGATAAAATTAATTACGTTATTTACAAAATTAACACCAAGCTGTTTTGCTTTATTAGCAATATTAATTACAAACAATCCAACTATACCAATAACATAACCAAACCAATAAGCCAACATGTTAGGAAGTTGCTTAACAAAGTTCACAACATTAGTCAAAAACTGCCTGCCGGCTTCTATTCCTTTCATAGCAACACCAACAACAAATTCTCCAAACTTTGAAAGAAGTTGGATAATCAAGTTTCCTACACTTGTCAATAATGTTGCAACAACAGAGCCAATTCCTTTTACTAATGCAAATACTATCTGGGCACCAAGCTTAACAAACTCTACAATGAACTTGCCCATACTTAGAAGAATATTCTTTATCACTGAGCCCCAGTCTATGCTACTAATTTTTTTTCCAATGCCATCTTTGATAGAAGTAGCAACTTGCTCTCCACTTTTTTCGCTCTCTGCTTTGCCTTTTCCTGAAAAGAATTCTTTTATCTTCTTTGGAATTGATGTTAAAAAGTTCACTATTTTTTCTGGCAGAGCCTTCAATGCTACGGTTATCTTTTCTGGCAATCTTTCAAATGTAGTGCTTATTTTCTCATTAACTTTATCAAAAAATACATTAATCTTATCTGGAAGAGCTTTCATTACATCAAGAATTTTCCTAGGCAATTCTTTAAAGAAATTTGCTACTTTACCAGGCAATTCTTTAAAGAAATTAATAATGCCTGTAACAATGTTTTTAAACCCATTCCAAATCTGACTTGTGCTTGTGCCAAACCAACCAAGAATAACATCTAACGTACCGCGTAATGCACCTAAAATAGCTTTTGGAATTCCTATGATAATTGCTTTAACACCTTCAAAGATTGTTTCAGCTCCTGACTTAATCATTTTGCCATTGACATTAAAGATGCCAACAATTGTTCTAAACACTCCTGAAGCTATTTTTGTTATTCCTTCAATAGCTTTTGCAACTTGTTTGAAAGAACCTTCAAACAAAGGAGCTAGAAAATTGCAAAACTCTGTCCAAATTTTCTTTAATACTTCTATAACTTTTTGAACAACTTCTTTAAAGTTTTCAAACTTAAACCCAGCCATATTTAAAGTATTGACAATGCTTTGTCCAAACTCAGAAAATGTATTCTTTATTTCATCCCAAATGCCTTTAATTGCATTCCTAAACTTTTCATTTGTTTTCAACAATGTAACAAACGCAGCAATTAGAACTGCAATAACAGCAATTATAGCTGCGACTGGAGCAGAAATTCCAGCAATAGCTCCTTTCAATGCACTAAGTCCTGCACCAAGTTTAGAAGTTTGACCAGCAAAGCCAACCAATCCAGCTTGATGAAGTTTGTAGGCTTCACCAACATTTAACACTGCAGTTTTTAATGTGCCAAATGCACTAGTTACAGCAGTTATCTTTCCTGGAATTGATGTATATAATGTTATCATTTTGCCAAAAATTGTAAGAAGCGGTCCAGAAGCTGCAGCTAAACTTGCAATCTTTATAATATTACGCAAAGTTGCATCATCCATTTTGTTCAACTTATCTACAAAATCTTGAACATGTTGGACTATGTTTCTTATAGTTGGCATTAGTACTTCACCAATTCTAATTGCCAAACCTTCCAATGCTGATTTTAGGAGAACTAATTGCCCTCCTAAGTTATCAAGCATTGTATTAGCCATCTTTTCGGCCGTTCCATCTGCGTTGTCAATTGCATTTGCTAGCTTGTTCCAGTCACCCTCTGAACTATTGATAATAGCCAGCATACCAGACATAGACTCCTGGCCAAAAAGAGTAGCAGCTGCATTAGCTTGCTCTGCTTTTGACAACGTTCTGAACTTCTCTCTAAGCTGGCCCATAACATCTCGCAATGGTAACATATTGCCTTTTGTATCTGTAAGAGAAATGCCATACTTCTCCATAGCACCTTGAACTTCTCCAGTAGGTTTAGCAAGTCGTGACAAAGCACTTCTTAAAGTTGTTCCAGCCTGAGATGCTTTAATTCCAGAGTTAGCCATCAAGCCTAATGCTAAGTTTACATCTTCTACGCTATATCCTAATGCTCCTGCAACTGGAGCAACATACTTAAATGATTCTCCCAACATTCCAACATTAGTATTTGCATTCGAAGCATTCGCTGCAAGAACATCGGCAAAATGACCTGAATCTTTAGCTGAAAGTCCGAAAGCAGTAAGAGCATCTGTGACAATGTCAGAAGTTGTAGCAAGATCTTCACCACTGGCTGCTGCAAGATTCATAATACCTTCAATACCATCAAGCATATCTCCAGTTTTCCAGCCTGCCATTGCCATATAGTTAAATGCTTCTGCAGACTCGGTGGCAGAGAACTTTGTCTTTGCACCCATTTCTTTTGCTTTGTCTCTTAGTCTTTCTAAGTCGCTTCCTGTTGCACCAGACACAGCACTTACTTTTGACATTGCACTATCAAACTTTGCTGTAGTTCCGATAGCTGCAGCACCTATACCTACAATTGGCAGTGTCACTGCTTTAGTGAGAGTTTTTCCAACAGAAGTAAAACTTTTGCCTACTCCTGCTAACTTTTGATTCATCGTCGCTGTAGTCTTTGAAGCCATAGCTGACGCAGCACTTTCAGCAGCACCAAGTTTAGCTATAAACCTAGAAATATCAAGGTCTAAATAACCTTCCGCCGAACCAACATTAACAGACATTCACTCTCACCTCCTTTGTTGCTTTACTTATAATCGGCATATAACTCTGAGAAAGATTTTACCTTCTTTCTAAACACAGGTTCATTTCCATCTTCAATCATCCTGATAATAAATGTGCAGGCTTCGTCAAAGCAATAAGCAGTATACAAATCATCTATGCCCATCACTTCACTCGGCCTGCACTTGTAAAGATTAACTATACCTAAGAAACTAAGAATCCTCTTACTCTTCACGAAAGGAATCTAGTGCTTTTACTCCATTCTGTGTATAGTTGAAGATTGCCATAATCTGATCGTCTGAAAGTTCCATGCCTGCATCTTGAATATCCTTAAGTGAAGGCTCAACCAAACAAGCTTCACAAATAATCATACAAACATCATACATTTCAGTAAGCAACTTCTCATTATCAGGGTCAATTCCTCCTCCACCTCCGGAGAAAAGTTCATTTGCTGTCATAAGCAAACTATTAGGAATCTTACCTTGCTTTGCAAGAACAAGCATGCTTGGCCTTCTAACTCTAGCTACAAAAGGCTGACCTTCTCCGAATTCCGGAAGAGTCACAATTGTTCCTTTTGAATATTCCTTGAGGTCTGTGATACTTGTAATCTTAGGAACATTATTCACAGGAGTATCATGAACCACATTTTCAAAACCTGCCACCGGCATAACTCTATTATAATTTTCCATCTTTATTTCTTTCCTTTCATTTTATGTTAAGTAACTATGCATTCTGTAACTCTGGAAGAGTATCAACATATGTAATTGTATAAGGAGCTTCACCAGTATTTGGTGCACTAGTAATCTTATACTCAGGAGCACGGAATGCACCATCTTCTGCACCAAAAGCAACTGGGTCACCCTGACAATTCGGGTAAGAAATCTTCTCATATCTTACAATAGAACCAGCAGCATTGTACTGAGCACTATATGCATTAAGAGTAAACTTCTCTCCCTTTTCAGAAGAGCCTGCTACAGGAGGTGTATAACTAATAATCTTATTAGTGTCAGACGTATCATACTTAATTGTACCTCCCTGAAGAGCAAGAACAAGTTCAGGATTGAACACATTATCAGTGAGTGTAATTTCATTGCCTGTAATTGTTTTCTGACCTGGCTTCTGTGCACGAAGAATACCTTTAACAACTAGTTTTACAGCATCTTCATCTTCGGTCTGAGGTTCTACTTGAATCTGATTCGCAGTATCAAATCCAAACTCATTTTCATTGACCTGAATAGTTACCAAAGAACAATCAATAGTAGCAATTTCATTCTTAGATTTTTTAACAGTCATTGTTTTAATCTCCTTCCTTCAAAAGCTTCTTATAGTTTTTATACTCTATGCTAATCATATGAGCTTTTACCGAATCATCATAATAACTTGGTGTTTGCTGACCATATGGTAATAGTAATGGTTCTATCTTTTTCATTGCCCTTTTAACTCTTTGGACCATCACCTCAAGATCACTATAAGCATTCTGAGGGACATAACACATGATGCTATATAAATCAACATCAGAGCTAAAAGATGTATGTCTGGATGAACCGTCATTCTTGACAACAATGTATTGGCTTTTACATTCACCCTCTTTTGTGCCTGGGCTATATACATCAAAACCTTCTGAATCAAGATGAACGAATATGTCTTGCCATACACTATCTTGCCAATTAAACTCGTTAGGCTTAATCATATTTTTCACCTACAATCTTGTTTGCATAATATTGCCTAACCCTTGAACTATCTTTGGTGCTTCTTCACGAATTGTAGGAGCAACTATTGCCCAATTCTTTCCATGTGCAAGTTCCAACCATATGCCATAGTCAACACCATGAGCACATGTAATCCTCAATATTGTTTGACTTGGTTGTGAAACTCTAGCAGTCAAAGTTTGCTTTGCCATTCCAGTACGATCAACCCACGGTCGTGTCGTCTTCATTTTACCTTCTAACTCCGCTGCTTTTGTCGCCATGTACATTAACAAAGCTTGTCTCATTTTTACACCCATTACTTCTACACCTTTATTAATTGGCGACATATCAATCTTAAACTGGGTTCCTGCCATCATCTACCACCTCCAAAGATATATCTGAGACAATGTTCCAATTGAAGATATCCACTACTCCAGTAACTTTATAAGTCTTATCATTGATGTTTACTTCATCATCAATTTTAAGCCCATTAGTTTCATTAGATGTTAAGCAAAGTATCATTGGAATTTTCTTTGTTCGTGTCACCGCACCATCTTGTGTTATTGTTTGAACATTGCTAGTTTGTTCGTGATACAAACCTAAAATCTCACATACCTCTACAGGCTCCGTTGACTTTTCTTTAAACTTGTTCAAACCTCTTCTAAAGAACTTGTATTTTTTACCACTTCGTTTTAATTCACGGGTTAGCTTATATGCTTCAAATTTATTGTTTATCATAACGTCAACTTCCTAGCAAAGTGCCTGAATTAAAAGTCTTATACCTAGAAGCAAGTCTTTTGAAATAAGACGAAGTATCTTTAGTACTTAACCCACTAACGGATATTGAAGAGTCTTCAGACTTTACAATCAACATTTCGTAAATCGTATCATTTACATTACCATTATTCTTTTTAAGATAGAATTCAAAATCATCTTCTTCAAAATAAGGAGCTTGATCTTCTCTTATTGCTTTCTTTACCATTTCAATATCCGTCATAGTCATAAGAACCCTCCTACTTAAGGTATTCACTGATGACCTGTCTTGCTTCATCAGCATTCTTAGTGCCAGAAATATCAATTTCATTCAACTGTGCAAACTTCTTAATATCTCCTTTTGACCACATTGAAATTGGAGTTTCCTTCATCTCATCAATAAACTTCTCATCATCAGTCTTCGTATCATCAAACTCATCAACAACATCTTCATTCTTAGCTTTAACAATCTCATAACCAAGTTTCTTGAAGTTGTTTTCATAAGCACCACTTGTCACTTCAAAGATATCTACACCATTCGTAATTCTTACCATTTAACTTTCCTCCTTCTATTTGCTTTATAATACCGGAGGCCAATTTGACATATAAGCAATGTCTTCTTGACACTCCGGTATAATTAAGCTATATTATTTTGTATCAATAATGAACACTTGATCTGCAGCTTCAAAAGAAGGAAGACAAATCATAGAAACAATTGTCTCTACATTTACAGGGTCAGCCTTCTCAACAGTAGTCACTGCAACACCTGTGTCTGTGATTGATACATTTGCAACTGAGGAGCTCATCAAATCTGACTCAGCAGGTGTTGTACCAAACCAAGTCTTGCCAAGATCACCATCAGGGAACATTACGAATGTATCACTAGGCATAAACTTTGTCGACTTTCCACTCTCATCATTGTATCTCTTATCATTCACAACAACCTGAATCTCAAGTTCATCACTGATAAACTGATGAAGTTTCTGATCAGACACAGTACCTACACCATTCGTAAGAACAAAAATCATCTTCTTGATTTTTTCATTGTTACGAATATGTCTCCAAGTAACACCATCACACATTGCTCTTGTGATAACTGCACCAGTCTCATCCTGAATAATCTCCTTAGCAACTCTAATATCCTCAATAGGATCTGAGTCTTTATGGTTGCTCCAAGCTGCACCAGAGAATCCAGAAGTAGAAGATGCAGTAGCTTTATGATTAGATGGAATACCATAGTTATAAGTAAATGTTTGACCGTTATTAGCCATTGTAACTATGCCAGATGTAAGAGCCATCATTCTCATTCTTTCACGAGAAGCAGCTGCACCTCTAAGAAGCTGTGTCTCATCATCGAAGATTTTGTTCATGACAGAGTCAATATATGCCTGGTTACCTGTCTCGAGAACCATATTGAGTTCCTGTCTAAGCTCTTCATCGATGTATGTACTTTCTTTGAAGTACGGCATCTCTGCTGTAAGCTTTTCAAAACCAATTCTAGGACGAGGTACAGCATGAACATCAAATGCACTTGTCTTAAGAACAACAGGAAGCCCTTTACTACCTTTAATCCACTTAAGACTAAGACCTCTCTTCTTATCATCAGGGAAAAGTTCCTCACAAGGATAAGGGGCTTCATCCTGAGTAAGCTCCTCCCAATATGCAGTCAATTCTTGGGAAGTCATAAGATCAAAAATAGTCATAAATCATTTCCTCCTATCCTTTAAAGTTTAATAAACTGAACCATTCCTACAGCTGTGCCGGCTGTGACCTTAGCCTGTACGTCAGATTCCAACCTATTTACATTAACGAACCCAAACACCAAAGCTGTACCATTAGCATTTCCACCTGTAACATCAACATCATGAAGAAGAACTGCGTTATTTCCTTCAGCTTCTGCTGTTGCTGGTGTCTGAAGGTTACCCATGTCAATCTTAATTGGTGTTCCTGCTTTTGCAATCTTCTTAGTACCTACAGCTGCACCAGCCGCCTGAGCAACAATGCAACCTACGGAACTCTGAAGTTCTACATTAGCAAGAATCTGCTTAGGTGCTCCAAAACTTGTCTTTGAGATACCATCTCTGTTAAGCATATTTCTTACCTCCTTCTACTTCCAATAACTAGATTTTTTAGAACTACCTCTACGCTGAGCAGCAAGTCTAGCACCAAGAGTTTTATTATCATTTCCAGAAGACCCTTTTTTGTCTACATTTACTGAGTTCCCTGTGCCTCTTTTACCAACATTCTGCTTATCATCCTTCTTTTCCGGCTCAAACCAAATTGGATATTTTGCTTTGAATGACCCAAGCACAGAAGCAACGTCATTATCATCATCAAGCTTAGACATAACAAGACTTACAGCATCATCTACATACTGAGGTTTAACACCCTGCTTCATAATCTCAACTTTTGCTTCTGCAACAGCTAATGCTTTGTCTTTTTCAAACTCAGCCTGTTCTTTCTCAGCCTGTTTGTCTTCGTCAGTTTTCTGAGATTCAAGAAATGCTTTAACCATTGCAACCTGCTTTGCATCTTTAGGATTAATGCCTAACTCATTAAATACCGAATTGCGACCTTGCTTCTTTTCTCTAGTCATCATAGCTTTTACTTGCTTCTGAGTAAAAGTCTTTCCTTTAGAAGATTCTTTTGACTCTTCATTTTTGCTATCATCATTATTTCCAGAATTATTGCTCTGGTAGCCATCCTCATTATTCTCTGGCGAGGTACCATCTTCAATGTCATCTTCATCATCAATAACTTCTTCATTTACATTTTTTTTGTCTTCTGCCATTTTCTTTTCTCCTTTTTCAAAAAAATCCATGGTTTTCTTTCTCATGGTAGATAATTTACATCGTTTTGATTATTCACGATGAAAGTGCCCGAAAACATTTTATTATAGCGAGCAACATACTTCTCCAACTCTCGTTGATATTTAAGTACCTCAAGCAAGATAATTTTTGCTTCGTCTTCACTTGTTGCTTTCCACAACTTGTTTCTTGCTTTATCCAACCTACTAACGAAACGTTTATATCTTGGCCCTTCAACAAACTCTACGTATACTTTCTTGCATTTCGGACACATGAAATAATGCAATACTACTTGACGATTATTAACCTCAATACTTTGTTCTTTATGTTTGATATGCTTTAACTTTTTCCAAACATAGCCACATTCATCGCATTGGACTTCTTTATTTTTACTTTTCTTAGACATCTAATAAATCACCTGCCTCAATTGTAATTGACATATGATTATTCACCGCTACCATACCGTCATATGCAACAGCCAATGCAATTCTTTGCTTTCTTAGCAAATCTCGTCTATTTTCATATCTTTTCTTTAATAGCCCTCTATGTTTTGAACTTTCCTTCAACTTCATTGCTTTAACTAGCAACATCTTTACTTCTTCAAGAGTTTTTAAAGTTTCATCATTGTCTATTTGAAGAATATTCATTTTATGACATTTCGGACATTCGTAATACATTACTTGTATTGAATTACCATTACCAATTAATTGAAACATCTCAGAGGAAATCGTGTCCTTCTGAAGTATCACTGGCTCTTTACAATTAGAACATATTCGTTTTACTTGCATTTCATTTTCTCCTAAACAACAAAGCAGGATTGATTTTCTCAATCCCGCTCTACTTAGCACTTAACTTTACTTTTGTTTGTTTTGAAACTTTTCATCAATTATTTGCTGAAGTTCTTTTAGCTCATCCCAAGCTTTATGAACACGACGATGAGAAGCTTCATTATTTACTATTTTGTGTTCATTCTCAGCTTCATACCAGATTCTCATCATTTCTCTGTAAGCTAACTCGTAAATTCTCTTTTCTTTCATTTTTTTTTTACCTCCAATCTTGGAACTCATTTGTTTATCTAATATAATTATATCAAATAATAACATAATGTAAATAGCTAAATGAAAAAATTTTCAAGTTTTTTTACTTTCCAAATTTTTCTTTTGTCATTTCTTCTAACGCTTTAAGTTCATCAAATGCTTTATGAACTATCTTATAAGATAATTCGGTGTTTGCAATTTTATGACACCGTTCTGCTTCAAACCATATTCTTGTCATTTCTCTATAAGCTAACTCATAGATTCTTCTTTCGTCCATTCCTACCTCCAATCTTGGAACTTAATAGTTTATTTATTGTAATTGTAATTGTAATTGTAATTGTATTAAATATTAATTATATTATATAATAATATATTTATATATAACAGCAACAATTACGTAACATAATGTAATTTGTTTACAATAGCAATTATAACATAATTTAGATAATGTGTAAATAGTTTTGCTAAATTATTTTTCAGTTAGCACTACCATACTTATTTGGCTATAATTCCTGAGCTTTTTCATTTTTTCTAACTTATTTTGTATCATAAAGTTTTGACTGCGCTTTCATAAAGTCCTTAAATTGCTTAATCAAATAAGATGGAGTTTCTTTCTTATATTTCCAGCCTTTTTTGTCACGATAAAAATAACTGCTGTCTAACCAATCAATCTTTCCAGTTGTCATTACTTCATTCTCCTTCTAACTTCTTCTACTATCCATTTTGATAACTCTTGTGCTTTATCACCATTAGCATATACATCACCAAAAGCTTCAGCAAACAATTCATGCTCCGTTGTAACAGCATAATGGCTAATGCTTTCAGCTGCATACTGATAATCTGGAATGAATGCATCCATTGCAGATTTTGGATACTTTTCTACATATTTTGCAACTGCATTATCAACTATCTTCTTTTCGTCTACAATTAATGATATGCCATGTCCATATTCGTGTGCTAATATAGATTCTGGTGTTGCATTTGGATGATAAGCTCTTATTCTGCCTCCTATAGTTTCGAAAAATGTCTTTTCATCTTTGAATATGTTAGGATTTATATGCAATGAGCCATCTTCTGGATTCACATAAGCATATGCTCCACTTAGAAGTCCAGTAAAATCATTTTCATCAACAATGATAGAACTTATATTTGGTGTCATTCCAAATTTTTCAGCAAACTGCTTAGCCACTCTATCATTTAAATAGTTTACATAATTATTACTAATAGTGTTCGTTGCTTTACTATTTGATGCATATCCAAAGTTCTTTGCAAACTCATCAATCTCAGGATATGTTCCTTCAGGACTATTAAGCCAGTTTACAAGCTTATCATTCATTTTATCATCAATAACAGGTTGAATTGTACACATTCCATTTGGGTGGTCTAAAGGCAATGCATCTTTTTTGTACAATTGCCCATTTCTTGATTTGCATAAAGGGCAAGGTCTACTTCCATTAGCTACCCATTGATACTTTAAAACAAAAGGATTGTCTTTGGTGCCTTCAACAAATGCTTGTTGATATGAATGCTGAGTAATTGTTCTTGCTAACCTCTGAGCATTATAGTCAACCTTCCCTTTGTAAAGTTTAGTCCATTGCTCATACTTTCCTGTTCTAGGATTAAAAGTAAAACCTTTACGAGGAGTGTCACTGCTAAACTTTAGTCTTTTGTTCCAAGGTTTTGCTTTAGCTGGATTAATATATCTTTCAATATCTTTTGCTATTTCATATGTTGGTTTATTCTCAGCAATACCTCTGGCTAAAAAAGTATGAATGTCTTTTAATGTTTTTTGATTGTCACTCCATAATGCTTTACTTAAATTCCAACCATTAGAATAAACTCTGCCATTTAAAATACTACTTACAATTCTATGTTCTACATTAGTCATTCGTAGCCCTTTAGGACTAATGATACCTAATTCAGCTAACCATTTAGCTGAGCATTCATTTACTGATGCAGCAACAATAAAAGCATTCGTTCGTACATTCTTATAAATTTCATTTGATACTTGATTGCTTGCTTCTTCTAAAGTCTTTTTTAGCTCTCTCATTTGTCTTGCTTTAACAACAGAGCTTGAAGCTGGATGATGTTCATAATATATTATTTGCTTCTCTATGTCATTAGCCCATTCTTTGTAAAGTCTACGTATCTCTTTTTCTTGATTAGCTAAAACTTTATTTCTTGTTGCTATTGCATTTGCAAATATTTGACTATTAACTGTCATAGCGACTACCTACTTTCATCACCACCAATTTGATTATCATCTAGCCCTTCATCAACTTCGTCTAACCCACTATCAGGAAATGCCATATCTTCTAGTATTGACCTTTCAAAAGCAATTTGTTTAAGCTCATCGTCCACTTCATCATCTGTGAGCGATCTCCATTTCTTCATATATGCCTTCCTTGACATAACTTGACTTTCAACTTCAGCAAGGTCAATATTCTTTTCTTCCTGTTCGTCTTCAGGCAAAGGAAGATTTTGTACTACCTGAATCTCATAATCAATTGGAATAATAGAGTTTGTGATATGTTTAGCTGCTACATTAGGATAAGCAATTGCACCATCAATAATAATGTTCATAAGTGTCCTAAGTTGAGGACCCCACATTTTCATCTTTTCTTTGCATCTAACAATTAATGGCCAATATATTGCTTTAAGTGCTTTGCCTGATGTAATAGTACCTTGCATTGTTTCCATTGTTACATTAGGCATGTCAACCATTTCATATGATGTTGTTTTCATTCTATCAAGTGAAGTTTTCAAACTTTCACTATATCCCATAGAACTTTCTAACATACCAACTGAAGGAGCAGGATGATCAAGATTCTGATCACTCATCAAATCCCAGAACGAACCTGCACTTGAAGACAAGTTCTTAGTTGACCTATTATCCATATCAATTGAAAAACGAATTGGGTTCATTGACTTTCTTTCCGCATCAATATCTCCATTACTCAATTTAGAATACCACATCTCATATTCTTGAAGAAGCTCTATTTCTGATTCACCCTTTTCTTCTCCAGTCAAACCATCATTGATAAAGATTGCAGCTGGTATTTTGTCTAACATAATAGGTTGACGTATAGTAACCTCTTTAATCATTCTACCAGCTCCATCATACAATGTTTCTTCAAGATAAACCTTATTATCTTCTATTGTATACTTTTTCTTGAAGATTTGCTTCTCAGCTAATGTTATGCTATCTTTCACAATCATAAAACAAACAAACTTTGTTAAAACGTTTGGGTTACCTATCTTTGTTTCATAAATAAACTGAGTACTTGGCAGGAATGTCAACGTAATTCCGTCATCTTCATTAAAATTAACTAACCCTGCTACACGCTTACCAATAAAGCAATCTTTTGCAGCCTTTAAGATATTCTCTTCAAAATGATTCTCATCTAGAACAGTATCAATCAAGTCCTGCATAACAGTGATAGCATCTTCAATAGTTTTGTCAACTTTAGTAAGATCACCCTTTGCATCAACTACAATATCAGGTTGCTCAGCAAACAAGAATCTTGCTTCTTTATTCACCAAAGATGCAGCCATTCTATACTTCAATTTTGCTGGAACATAATCACCATTTGTACCTTCTACAGTGAAGTCTTTACCTTCTTTATAAACCTGATAATACTCACATATCTTTGTCAACTCTGAAAGAGTATCCTTAGTCGTACCCTCCAACTCTGCATTGAGCAAAGCATATGGTATTTTGCTATACGCAGTTAGTACTTGAGTGCTCTTCTGTTCCTCTAGAATGACTTTTTGCTCTTCATTTAATTTGCCACTCATTTACTGAGCCTCCTTTCTTCTATCGTCATTATATAAGCTTGTTTACTATCTTTTGAATTTCTTTGTAATTATAACCAGCATGTTCTAACTTTTTCTTTCTATCAGAACCACTGCCCCATTTACCAGCAATTACTTCTTTTGCTATTGCTTCATTACTTTTCTTTTTTTTAGAAGTTGTTGCTTTTACTTTAACACAATATGTATCACTGCTATCTTTAAGACAAACCCATCCTTTAAGACTAGGTACATATACCCAATTGCCAACTTTATATGCTGTTTTAAACTTTGCACCTTTTGCACAACGACGAAGTACCTTAGCTTTAGTTGTATAGCCTGCTCTTACATTCATTACATACTTAGTCTTATATGTAGCAACATAAGGAGGATACTTAGCTAACACACTACCAGAAATAAACTTACCTTTGTACTTACCTTCAGCAATCTCATACCATCCATTTTTATATTTCTTTAGCTTAAGTTTTGTACCTCTCTTAACAGTGCCAGCAACACCATATTTAGTTCCTCTACCTTTTCGTATGTTTGCTTTAGCTTCACTCACATACATAGTTACTATAGTAGAAGTTTTAGGCTTGCCTTTTGACTTTTTATAGTCCTTTGGATTAATACTAATCCACATACAATTCTCAGCTTTCTTAAACTCTGACCATGTACCGTTTTTCTGCCTATAGTCACTACTACTTGCTGGGTCACTAACAAGAATCTTTCCATTCTTATATGCATACACTACTATGTAATGTCCACCTCTTGTCCATCTTGACGGACCAACAACACCAATCATCCACTTTCCTGCTTTAAGTTCTTTCAAAGCTTTATCAGTATTATACGAAACAGAAAACTTAGTTACTCCGTAATGTTTCAATGCCTGAGTTATTCCATTCCAATATGTACCTAATGACAAATGCATATACCCATTCTTGCATATCCAATCAAATACTTCTCTAGGTGTTACCTCTTTTACTAATGCACTAACTACACAAGCAACAGCTGTAGGCCCACAACCTGAGCCACCAACTGTAACACCCCTCCATGAATGAGTAGACCAGCGACTATCCGTTTGTTTCCAAAAATAAGGCTTCAACATGATTAACCCCTTCCTGTCTCATTATCATCGTCATCAAAATCTTCACTCTCTGTATAGTCAATATCCATTGCGTCAATAGCGTCATTCATCTCTTCGGTAGCTGGCTCAACGTCATCAACTAATACATTCTGACCTTTAGACTTCTCTGTGAGCCTCGAAACAAAATCACTAAAGTAATTACTACCTCTACTAAACAAAATGCCTGTAAGGATCATATCAAGAACTGGATTTATACTCAACCCTTCATAAAACTCTGACATAGCATTATTGAATAGCTGAAGATTAAATGCAAATGCAAGACCTACACCAAGAGCAATTGTAATTGCCTGCGTAATAGCTGTCTTATAATGTTTATCCTCAACAATTTTCATAATTGTTTTTGCATACTCCACCAATGCTTCACATAAGATAGCCACCATAATAATCAAAGAAATTGTTTTCATAGTATTATTCTCCTTTCATAAATCATAAAAATAAAATTAATTTACTTACTTCATCAATAATTTAAATTATTTATAAGTTATATGTCCATTCTGTCAGAAAATGAAAAGTGTCACCATCTCCTTCATTAAGATAATTAATCCTATCTAAAATTATTAATCTTAAATAATCTTCTGAAAAGAAAACTACACAACGTTTTGAAGGTGTAGGTAAAGAAATGTTTTTTACATCAAAAATCATTAGCATTGGTGACGATCTAAAATAACTAAACCTATTTTGACTGTCTACTTCGAATTTAATATCGTCAGGCATATCACTCAATCTTAACAAGTTAACAACAGTATTAGCCGGAACATCATCATTATAAATATCTAAATTGAACTTTAAAGTAACACTACCTCCAACTTTCTTGTAATGTATTTTTCCTAGAATTTTTGCCTCAGATGCAAAAATATTATTAATGTCAACATCAGCCAATTTAACCCATTTACCATTATCAATATACTTTTTACTTTTGTCATCATTAAATAAATAAGCCATTTAACTAACCTCCTATGCAATTCGTTTCCAAACATATACCGCTAAATATGGTGGCATATTCTTTCCGACACCGCTTTCACCTGTAGATTTTATACCCGGTGTTTCACCATCCGTTCGTGTCCTCCATTTATAATCTTTTTTTTCGGTTGCCGCATAATATTTAGCAGTGCCAGAAATTTGATTGCCCGGTTCTGTGGAACCGGAAGCGGTTGTCCACACTTTGTCACCGCCTCCAAAACCGTGTGAATGAGCTGTCTGTTCATGTGTATGATTTACAACAATAGCATTTGCTGAACCACCAGTAGTACCAGCACCATACGTGCTACCTGAAGCAAGAAGGAATCTGTCTTGAACTCGTTCCCACGTTCCACCAAATAATGTTCCAGGGTCTACTTGATTCATTGACATATATATAGAGCCTACAGGATAAACATGATTTAATACATGGCGTAGCTGTTGGGTATTCAAATCTGGTGGTAACATTATCTTTTGTTCTTGAGCCATATTATTTTACTCACCTCCTTTACTATTGAACTTCTTGTCCTTTATGTCAGCTACCGTAACACTATCTAATCCATACCAAATTGCTGAGAATGTATGAGGGTCTATATTGAACTCGTCATATATAACATTGCCTTTGCTATCCTTCTTATATGTTAAGTCAATTAACTCTCTTATAGTATTTACACACTTAGGACTAACTATTATTTTCTTAAATCTTTTTATCTTTCTTGTATTACTTAATCTTGAACCTACAAACTTATTCCTACATGCTCTAATTGGATAACCACACTGCCTATAATATGTTATTGCTTTTGGGTCTTCATTATCAGCAACAATCATTTTATTATGACCTGCTTCATTCATTGCTTGTAGCTTCTCTTTTAGTTTTAACATTTTTGGTAACACAGCAAACCTATCATCAGTTAAATGGTTACGATATATCTCATCGTATATATATAACACTCCCTGCTTACTGTCAACAGCCATACTTATCACTGCATTGAATGATTCTTCAAAACCAAAGTCAAAACCAAAGTACTTATTACTATCTCCAAGCTCTTCAATTGCTCTCTTAAATACAACAGGACTATCAGCTATTACTAATTGAGGTAACACTCTTGTTCCTGGAGCTCCAAACTTACCTAACCTAGCTACTTCCCATAACCGTTTATCATATGTTTTTATTTCATCTAAGACCTTTAAATATTGAGCTGGTAGAAAAATATTATCTTCTGGAATTGTGTGCATATAATAGACATTATTCTTTACCATAATCTTTCTATTATATAACACCTCATCATCAACAATTACTGTCTCTTTGCCATCATCATCTAGTCTTTTAAAGAAATGCCTATACACCCAGTTCTCTTTTCCTACTGGGTTACAACTCAATATGAAATGCATTGACTCATTAGGTGTACGAATACGACCTCTCAACTCTTTATAACCATCATACTTTATTTCACTGCACTCTTCTAACCATACAATAGAAACTCCATTAATTGATTTTAGTTTTGATGGTTTGTCCATTCCTTTAAATATTATACGGCTACCATTGTGAAACCTTATTTGCATAGGTGACTTAGTTCCACATACTAAATCTGGCCTTCTATACCAATAACGAGGGTCGTCAGTAAACAAGTTCATATCTTCAAGTATTTCACAAAACAAACTGAAACAACTTTCTGCTAATGTTTCAAATACCTCTCTAATAACAAGTACTTTTCGTTTCTCTGAAAAACATTTCAATATTATCTTTAAAGCTATATGATATGATTTGCCTGAACCATACCCTCCAACTAATAAGTATTGATTATAGTACCAATCAAACATAAAGTCATAGTAAGCAGGGGCTACTTCTTTATCTATCAATCCATAACCTTTTCTATTACTTTCTTTAGGTACTCTCCATGGCCTACCTGCACCTTTTGCTCTTGTTTTACCTTCTGTTCCCATTTAACCACCTATATTTTAATTTACATCTTGTTTTTGCATTTTATCATTGTTTTCATATATTTAATCGTTCTGATAACTTTTAACTACTATATATATAGATTTATAATATTATATTGTTTTATTTATTAGAAAGCATTCTAGCTTTACTAGACAATATATCTGATATACGATTATTATAATTCAGTTTCCGGTTCACCTTCGTATATCTCATCTTTCTCGCCTTTAATAATATTGATAGTAACGTTATTATACTTATCTTTGTCTTGTTCATTGTCTCTATTTCGCTTCCATTTATCTGGGTCCATATTATTGAGGATTGCAAGGCAAGCCATTACATTTGGACCTACCTGCTCAACAGTCTTTTCTATACCTACGTCTCTTGACTTATCCCTTTTAGGAACACGTCCTATATAAGTTTTTACTGTTGTTTTTGTGTATCCTTTAGCAGCTTTGAACAAAGCATTCTCCACTTCATACAATGCAATCTCTCTAGACTTCTTACATACTTCATCTAGAATAGGAGACTTTTTTCGCCATTCCCAAAATGTTTTATAAGTTACACCCATACGTTCATGCAAATGAGTTATCTTTACTCCATCTCTAATCCAACTGGAAAGTAAAAGTATACCTTCATCTGTTTCCCAGTCTTCCATTTTAGTGTTATCAAGATTTTCTATCTTTTCTACTAAAGGTCTTTTGTTTAATTCTGCTTTTTCTCTTTTCTCTTTAGTTGGCATTTTGTTTACCTCCAAAATTATTTTTTTTTATAATGCAACAATAGAGATAGCTTTGGTACTATCTCTTTGCTGGCTCTGCATACTATATCTTTAATTTTTTTCTTAGCTAAGATGGTAAACAAATTTTTGTTTCATCTAACAATTTATAAACATATCTAACATGAAGAAACTTAACATAAATAAATATAAACCTGCAACAATTCCTAACATGATTAAAATAAATTGCCACCATGTACAAGTCCATTTATATCTTTTGCCTCTGAATTTAAACGTCTTTACTAAACCTAATGCTTCAAAGAACTCTTTACTTTTCATGATTAGCCTCCTCATTAAACTTAATACTCTAATTCTAAGCACTTATGTTATCTTTAATTTAATTCTATTATAATCTATTTAGATGTAGATGTAAATAGTTTTTACCAACTTTTCTCACTTTTCTCACATTCACTGCACATACAATAGTCGCAAGAAATTCCTTCCTCTGAACACTTTTTTATTCTATCAATTTGTAATTCCATTTGCGCTTGCTCTAAAGCCTTCTGTCGTTCTTCTGACTTCTTCAGACTATCCTTACAAACATACATTATTTGTTTCCAATACTTTAACATTTTATTTTTAGATTTTGCCAATTCACCTTTAGTTAATTCTTCTCCTCTAAGTAGCTTCTCTGCTATCATACTTAGTTCATTTGCATCTACTTTGTTAAAACCTAATTCATTTTCTTCTTTAGCAATATGATATTTCTTTTCTTCATTTGTTTGAAACTCATAAACCTTTAAGATGCATTTCTTTAAGTTCTCTTCATTTGTTATCATCAGGCATTGAAGCACTGGCTTCCATTGATTGACAGTCAATTCATTCCACTTAATACTCATATTTATTTTTTCCTTTCTTTCAAATACATTAGAATGACTTCTGAGGGACTTTTAATTACTTGATATATAAATTATCATTTAAATTAATCGAATCCCTCAGAACCTCATCTCGTTATTCTGACGATACTATAAATATCCTTTTCTTTCAAGATATTCTTCAACATCTTCTACGTAAAGTATCATTTCTTGAACTCTGTCATTCCTAACGCTTACCATTCCGCTATCTTCATCGTACTCTGTAAACCTTTCATATGGTATCGGGCATACATCTCCTTTACCTATCATGTTAGCATAATACTTTATGAATGAAGATACTATTATCATAACAACAGGTAAAAGCAAAACAAACCAAAGCTCTTTGCATGCTTCTATGAATGAATAATCCGAAAGCATAGCGCCAAACCAAAACATTAAGTATGGTGTTATGAAAATTATTAGATTTGCAATATACTTTGACAAATTATCAAATACAAACCAAAACTCTCTTGACGTATCTTTCAAAAAACTAATAAATGCTTTCATAACTTTTTGTCCAACCTTTCCTTATAGTAAGACTTTTTTTCTTTAATGAATTCATCTAACCTACGCTGATAAGCCATTGCTTTGCACCATGCACAATTAGTTTCTTCACTGATAAAAAAAGATGAATGAATTTCTTTACACACTCTGCAATGTCTATCACGGTGTTCTTTTTCTGTAAGACTAACACTTAGATGAACAATGATAACTGGTAACTGCGTTTCTTTGCTATATGACTTCTCAAAGTTTATAACAGAGTTTTGCAGTTCAGAATCTGCTATTATATTTGAAGCAACCCACTTCATTGCTTTTACATAAGCATCTTTGTGAGTTCTTGCTTCAAAAGAACGTTTTTCATATTCTTTTATATACTTTAACATTGCTACTTCTCCATTAGTTTTTGAACTCTTCTTTTAGCTAAAGCATCAACTTCTTCATTATACTTAATACCACTATGGCCTTTAACTTTATGAAACTCTACATCAACATGGTATCTTACTAAGTATGTAAAAAGCTCAGCAAACTCTTCCCAAAGATCTCTGTTCTTTACATCAGCTCCTTTCGAATTTCTCCATCCATTTCTTTGCCAAACAAGCAACCAATTCTTTTCTTTTGCATTAATCACATATGCAGAGTCAGAATGAATTACATAAACATTATGTTCTTCTATTTTACTTTCAATTTTCTTTATCATTCGTAAAGACTCAATCACAGCTTTTAATTCCATCCTATTGTTAGTTGTATTCGTCTCTCCTCCTGACAACTTTATAACTTTATTGCCAACAACAAAGATTGAACCCCAACCTCCAACACCAGGATTCTTCGAACATGCACCGTCAGTATAAACATCAACTTTCATCGTTTCATAACCTCTTCATTCTTTATCATGCTATATAGCTTAATACTAAGTTTAGCATATATTTCGTATAATGAAATACCATAAACAGTTCCTAGCCATTTTCCTTTTTCATTCCTTGTGCTTAATGAATATAGCAACCTATTATCTACTTTAGAAATCATTATATATTGAAGAATAACATCATACTTGCAAACAATCTTTGTTACAAACTTTTCTAACTGTTCAAGTGATATATCTTCATACTTTGAAAATGCTTTGATTTTCTTTAATTCTTGTTTAACCTTTTCTTTAGAACTTTCATCTTTAAAGCTAAGATTTAATATATCTTCTGTCTTCATTTCTTTTCTTTACCTTTCAAATTATGCAACAAGGATAACAAGAAATAAAAGTCTTGTTATCCTCGCACACCCTTTACTCAACTAATAACTAAATGTCCCAGTCGTCATCATCATCGTCATCGTCATCATCGTCGACATCTTCCTCTTCTGGTTCAGGCTTTTTCTTAGACTTCTTAGCACTAGTTTTCTTTCCCTTCTTTGCAGGCTTTTTCTTAGAAGCCTCTTCCTCTTCCTCTTCATCGTCCTCATCATCGACATCTTCGTCTTCAGGTTCAGGTTTTTTCTTAGACTTCTTAGCAGGTTTTCTCTTCTTTGGAGTTTCTTCTTCAGTTTCAGTTACATCTGCTTCATCATCTTCAATTTCACCTTTAAGAACATTTTCAATCTTTCTTACAGTTACATATACAGGAAGACCTCTAACAATTTCTTCAGCTCCTTCATTTGTACTTGCAAGAATCATTGCTCTTGATGTAAGAGGGAATCTCTTCACGATGTCTGCGACTGCTGCTCTGTCTTCATTCTTCTTAATAACTTCGAATGCGTCTACCATTGTCCAATTAGTTGCCATTTTCTTTTCTCCTTTGCTTTTTAAAACTTTGACTTTGTTATAATTTTATTTTATGTTCATCTGAACATTTTTAACTAAATTTCATTTGACTTCTCAACATAGTTTTTCAATTCTCTAATATAGAAGTCATTTTCTTTAACATATACATATCCATATTTTTCAAGGCTTCTTACCTTTTCTTTTTTCTCTCTGTTGCTCATTTTCTTAACATCTTTACTGAGCATCATTTCTTGCTTTTTGATAAGGCTATTCATATAATCTTTTGCCATCTTAAGATAACCGTCTTTAAGATTCCACCACTTAAGATTTGCTTTAACATACTCAATAGCTTCTTCAATCATTTTAGCTTCCGCATGAATTGCTTCTTCAACATCAGTCATGTCAATAACTTCATTTCTTTCTTTTTCATTAAGCTCATTTACTTTAGCAATGATTCTTTCACAATTCTCAATGAGTTTATCAATATCGAACTCGCTAACACCATTGAACTCATTTGCAAGTTTATATTCTTCTGTTTCCATCCAATCGTAATAAGTAAAATCATTGTCAAGATAATCAACTCTGATCGAAAGATATACACAACCATCAACATTGCTTCTTAATGTTGTAATCGGAAGGCCTTTATAATCAAAGCCTCTAAAGTGGTTTCCATCATCACTGAAATTAAGATCCTCTCTAAGATTGAATCCTTCATAATTTCTAACGATCACTTTGCTTAAATTCTTTACCATCTTCATTTTTTTTGCTCCCTCCTCTTTAGGACTTAGTTTATTTTTTTAGTTGGGATTTTGTTTTTGTTTCCCTTCCTGATTTTATAATATCATAGTTTGCTAAAAATGTAAATAGTTTTTTAGTTTTTTTTAGTTTTTTTAGTTTTTTTAGTAAATTTAACTTCTACAAAATTACTTCAATATTAAAGATGTGATTATAACTCAATCTCTGCATAATCTAAATTTGCATTTGTCATTTCCGTCCCTGCAATGTTCGCAAATGTTAAATTTGCAAAACTTAAATTTGCATTTGTTAAGTCAGCGCCTCTTAAGTCAGCTTTTACAAACTCAGCCATGAACATATTAGAATTGCTTAAATTAGCACCTCTTAAATCTGCCCCTGACAAGTCTACCTTTGCTAAATTTAATCCGGATAAGTTAGCTCCTCTTAAATCTGCTTTCACACCATCTTCACATTCCATCAACCATCTTTCGTGTTTGTACAAGATGTTTTTCAATTTGTTATCTGTGATATTTTTCATTTTCTTTTCCTCCTCTTTAGGACTTAGTTTTAGTTTACTTGTTTAGGATTTTGTTTTCCTTTTCATTTCCTGATTCTATAGTACCACATGTTTTTGAAGATGTAAATAGTTTTTTTTGCATTTTTTCTAAAAACTTTTATTAATCTTCATCCCATTCAATATTTTTTCTACCACTTTCATTTTCTAGTTTATCAATAGACATCTCTAACATTTCTTTAATGCTTATAAGACTTTCAATATCATTTACTTTGATAGCCCCTTTTAGAAAAATTGAAACAGGCTTTTCATCATTATCAATTAGAACTTTCTGAGCAATAGTATAACCGCCTCTAGAACATTTGCTTAGCACAACGTCTCTTGACTCTGTCATCTTTACTCTAGCTACTTCTTCATAACTTACTTTATTATTATTCATTATCTTCATTCTCCTCTTCTTCAATTTTAGCAGACATTAAAACTGGAAACTCCTGTGACTCAGAATCTCTCAATGGCAATTCATTAAGGTTATCCATTTCAACACAATCACTGAGACCATTAAACTTGATTGTACTTTCTCCATCTCCACCAATTCTAATATCTTTAATTCTAAACATGCCTAACTTGAGTTTATTCTTACCTACTTTTGCAATTATCATAACATCATTATTAAGCATTTGCATTGTCTTTATTGTATTAGTAAGTTCACCATACATTGCTTTGAACGAAAGGTTCACACTACCATTAGCACTCAAGCTATGTCCATTATACTTTACAATTTCTTTTACTTTAACATTCATGTTGCTGACCTTAACCCTTTCATGTACTTCTTTTCATGTTCTTTTATAAACTCTTCACGAGCACTTCCACTTGACTTAATTTTTTTAATAGGTTCTTGATGTCCTTCTTCATGTCCAACATCAATCACTGAATCAATCAAGTCAGGTGGATTTTGTGTTTCTACATACTTTGCTATTTCATTAAGATCTTCCGGTTTAACAACAAGAAAAATCTCATTGCTCTGCAAAAATTGAATAGCAAAAACTGGTAGCTTCTTGCTTACACTTGCATGGTATAGTAACTTATCGATGTCTAACTTGTTTAACTTAATACTATTTGCATCAGTACTTTTTAATTGACACAAACAATATTCATTCTCTCCATCTTCCTTTTCAATCCAACCTGCTCCAGAATTCTTTGTAGGTTTAAACCCAAGAAGATTCATAACTTCATTTTCATTCTTACGATAAAACTTACCGCTTCGTTTACTTTTCATTTTACTTTGCCTTTCATTTAGTTAACTAGTATTTTAGTTTGTTCATCAAATGTATAGTCAACATTCATAACTTTATCTTTATTGAAAAACATTAGTGTTGCTTCAATAGGAAACTTTCCTGTCTTCTCATCAATTTTAGACTTATCAACAACATACATAATGTTAGCATTAAAATCATGAATAATTTCAACTTCATTTGATTTGAAAACATACCATCTTCCATTGATTAATTCTATCTTAATAAATTTTCCTCTTTTGCTTTTCATTACTTTAGCCATAAATTCCCTCCACTAAACTTCCAATCGTAAAGTCAAGCTCTGACTTCATTTGCACTTCTTCTTTCATTTGTCTTTGTAATCTTATTAAACCAAATGCACATATCATTGCAAGAGGCATATTATCTTTTGGCATTTCATACCCCCAACGATATATGACATCAGATTTATTACTTGTGCTATATTCCCAAACTTCAATCTGCCATACTTTACCTTCTACTTTATGAAAGAAACAACGCATATAATTATTTTGCTCATCATTAAGCAATAAATCATAAACAAAAGCAATGCATTCTTTGTCTTTCATCTCTCTTAGTTTTAAGTCTTTATCTTTTATCATTGTTTACCTCTTCAATTATTTTACCAAGTTTTTCGTAATGTTCATTAAGTATTGCTTGTCATGTTTATTTAGTCGATGATACAAGTCAAATCCTGTAGCTGACGTAAAGTCATACATACAATACCAATACATTGAATTCTTAGCATCTTCATTATACTTTTTCATTAGCTTTTCAAGTTGTTTTGCTTCTTTGTCAAATTTCTTGTCTTCCCATAATGGTATATCTAACTCATAATAAGCTATACTATTAATTATTATTCGTCTTTGACAAAAATCAATGATTGACTTCATATCCCAATATTTAAATGGCATCTTTTTTAAGTTAGGCATTTCTTAAACCTCAATCTTGAGAATAGAACTTACATAGTCTTTGTCTGCAACCAATTCTTTTGTATCTTCAGTTGGACAAATGCATTTGCCTTCTCCAGCATTCCATAGACAATTCATTTCTATGCAACCAACACAGTCCTCTTCTTCTTTTCGTTTCAAATTAATTTCTATCTCATAATCTAAAAAATTTGAAACATCAATAAATTTCCACCATGATGGGCTTCCTGATTTTTCCCACTTACAAATGCTACTAACATCTGAAGCAACTCCTTCTGCAAGCTCTAGTTGAGTCAATCCTCTAGACTTACGCATTTTTTTTACAAGCTTTCCTAGAGAATCTTCTGTTATTTCTTCCGCTTTTATTTTTATCTCACCAATCATTTCAGGAACAACATGCTTCACATAACATTCATAACAACATTCTCCATCTTCTCTAATTGGTTTTGGATTGTTTCCATAACCTTCAAATACTTTTCCGCAAATGCAACATTTTTTGTAGTTTTCTAACATTACTTTTACCGTCCTTTTCTAATCTTATATTCATCCTCTGATGAACATATAATTCTTTGGTGATATTTTATTCAACTTAATTAGATTAATCCTTTAGAACAAGGCTGGCGGCTTTATGCCGCCATTTTCATTTCTCTGAATGCCCGTTCATATTTACTATGTCCCATTACTGAGAATGTATTAATTGTATCTTTGTCTAATCCTTTGAAAACTGCAATCTTAAGAATAACTTTCATGTCCATGTTTGCTTTTTCTAACTTTGTTACCATTGTCATACATCTATATGAAAAAGTAGCTCTAATGCCATTTTCTTCTGCACATTTTCTAAGGTTATGAATAAAGTTAACTAAGTCACTGTTATTCTTTGTTATTGCCATCTCAATGTTTAGTGAATAATCAAACTCAATAATAGCAAATCTATCAAGAGTTGCTTGATCAAGAACAAGTCTTCCTGTATACATTTCATCTGCACCAGAACCTACTGTGTTACCAGCTGCTACGAAATGTACTTTGTTCAAGTTAACTCTTCCTGTAGGAAACTCAAAATAACCATTTGCAATAGCTGCATTAAGAAGAACTAGAACTTCAGGAATTGAAGCATCCATTTCATCTAGAAAAAAGACTGAGTCATTTTCACTTGTGCAAGCTTTGAAAAACTCTGTCTCATGAAACTTACCACCTGCATCGATAAAACCTGTTAGCTTGAATTCTTGTTGTACTGAATTGCTAAAATAGAAGTCCCAGTTTAGTTCTTTGCAAATCTGCTCAACTGTATGATTCTTTCCTGAACCTGCAGGACCAGCAAGATAAACTGGAATGTTTGCTTCTAAACAAGTTTTGATGTTATCGTACTGCTCATGACGAACTTCATCATTTACTTTTTTGCCTTTGAACTCAAGTCCATTGTTTTCAATAGAAGTAGTTGAACTAGTATTTTTTCTTTTTCTTCCTTGTGTTTCATAAATCTGTTCATAAGAAATAATTTCGAAATTGTTATCACCAAAGAAACGATATTTAATCTTCTGACCTTCAATAGTCATTGCATATTCTTTGTAACCATTTTGTCTATATGCTTTTCTAATGAAGTCATATTCTTTTAAAGATTCACCGTATGTAACGGTCATCTTCATGTAGTCTTTCTTGTTGATACCTTCTTGTGTGATATTCTTTACATTAATCTTTTTCATTGTTTTGTACCTCTTTCTTTTCTAAGAACTTTTTTCTAAAAACTGATGTATTTGTTTATTTAATTTTATTATAACATAAATAAAACAAGATGTAAATAACAAATTCACAATTTCTTAAAATTATTTTTACAGGTCTTCAAGACAATTTATTTTGTCTACTTCATTTATTTTTTCAGGTAAAACATATTCATTTTCTTTCGTGTACTTCTTTATAGCATTTGCGTAAACAGGACTTCCATAATAGTATACATACTTTTTACTTGCTTTTGGTACTACTTCTAAAAATCTAAACAACAACCTTCTTAACATTGATGGGTGAACCAACGGAAAAGCAAGTTTGCTAATGTTTAGCTTCTCAGTAGAATTCTTAACCTTTATCTTGACTATGATTCTCATGTCTTGAACATCAAATCCTGAAACTATGTTAAGATTAACTCTCATTCCTTGAGCTTCTACTTTCTTTATCAACTGAAATGCTTTAATACTTTCTTCTTCAATCTCGTCTTTTGTAACCTTGCAATGATAAGCTATAGTTTTGTTTAATGTTATAACCTTCTGCTTTACAGGAACCATCTTCTTGTTTATCATTGACATTGGGTCACCACTGAGATAACTTGGTACAATTACTTGGTAGCCCGCAACACTACGTTTATTCTTAGCTTTCATTATTGGTTGCATTGCTTTTTGTTTTGCATTCAGCCTTTTTGTTAGTTTCTTAGAACCATCTTTCCATCCATACTTGAACAAGTCAACTGCTTCTTCAAAACTAGATGTACCTGTAAAACTCTCACTACCATTAACACTTTCATGTTCTTGAAAACGAAATGCATCATTAAATGGTGTTTCACAAATGTAATTATAAAATTCATTTAGTGAGTTAAATTCGAAGATTCTAATTTCTTTGTTTTCTTTTCTTGTTATTTCTTTCATTGTTTTGTACCATTATTATTGTTTATCTAAATATTATTGTTTATCTAAACGCTGTTTAACTGTTTAACTAATTCAATTATAAACAAATACAAAACAAATGTAAATAGTAAATTATATTTTTTAACAAACAAATAAACAAATAACAGTTAGTCAGTTAAACAGTTAAACAGTAATAATAATATAATAATATAATAATAATATATTATTATTATATAATATAATATAT